GGCTCAGTTTTACGGTGGAACATACTGGTGGGCTCGATGTGACGCACTAAGACTTAATCACCCACTGGAGTATGTTAATAGGTACTACGCCGAACACTGGATTGGTCAGTTAAGAACAGTTCTCCCATTGACAGTTGGCAAGACAATTCTTGACATGACAGAAGATAGCCCAATAGCCATTGGGTATCTGAAGGACGACTGGATTTAGATAATGTTTAGGTAGTTTTTGACTACTGAGCCAAACTACCTAACTAGATCTTCATATTCCTAGAGTAAAATTGAAGACTAAGGAGCATTATGAACCGTCGTGTTTTAGCTGGAAAAGCCCTAGGTGAGCGTATCGGTGACATGGGTAAACCCATGCGCGATGGCGACGGCGACGGTAAATGCCGTGAGGTTGGCGGTAAGTTCATTCCATGTCCCCCAGGGATTGATGCCGATACAATTCTAGGCAATCTCACTGACCCGATTGACATATTTGACGGCGTAGATCTTGATCTATTTGATGACGAGTATGAACTCGAGCGCAGCGCGGTAGTTGAAGATTGGCAACAGTGGGAAGAGTGTCGTTCAATTCGACAAGAAGCTTACAAAATTGTTAGCGGGTCAGAATCTGTCGCTGATCCATACCTTCGTCGATCTGAACCAAATTTCTTTGGTGATCCGACAATTGCAAAAAGCAAACCCAGTCACAGCCAAGAAGTTTCTAGGTCCGAGGCTAGGTACCTCTTAAACCGGCTTGTAGAGAATGTACAGCAAGGTGAAGTACGAAATTCCCCACTTTATAGAGCAATGGAATTACCAAGTGACCCAGAAGCTGTGCTATCAAGCCTTGAGGAAGGCAAAATTGTGGACATTCCATTAATGGCAACTGCAACAGAAGCTCGCCAAGGAACAAATAATTTTTTAGCTAAGTACGGGCAGGATATTTTATTAAAAATAGACGGCCCTAGTGTTGGAATAGGCGGTGATGCTCTGGCCACCCTGGCATCTGAACAAGATGAAGATGAGCTGCTTAATTACTTAGAGATGTTGGCAAATGACTGGATTAATTTTCCCTCAGATGAGGGTTCTTTGACAGACTCGGCAGATCAACTACTTGAACTAATACAACAATACGAAGAAGCACGCCGTCTTCAAAATTACAAAAATCTTGCTAAAACCAAGAAAGAACTTCTTGAAATGATGGAAGAATACGACTTGCATCCCGTCGGGATGCATTTCGCTGGCGATGAATTGGACGAAAGTCATCCTGACTTTTACGAGCGGATCGAAGATCCATCTACAAACCCATTACGAGAGGTTATTACTGGTGGTCGATTCAAGGTGTCTAAAGTTGAGGACGACCCCTCTGGGACTTACAAGCGTATTGTGACAATGTCGCATATTGGGGTATTTGATCCCCGTCAGCCAGGTTCACTAACACCAATCAAGGGAGCTCGTTAATGAAATTATTTTTCCTCGATTTTGATGGACTATCAGAACCACAAAAGCGTCAAATACCAAGACCGAAGCGACGCCGCAAAGGAAAGCAAACTAAGCGCCGAAACAATAAAGTTCAATCTATTAAGGTTCCGCTAGTTCCAGCTAAGACGAACTCACGGCAGAAAAAACGACATATTTAACCTATTGTCAAGTCAATTTATCCTTATTCTTTATGGGGTAAAATTGATAGAGTTATGGAAGGTTCCTTTTAATGGACAAGCATTCACTCACATTTAAACTGATTAATCAGATTGTCGACGCAGGCATCAACATCGTCCAATTTGATGTGAATCAAAAAGCCGCAGACGACCTCCCAAATAAGCCGTCTGTATCCAAAATACGAAGAAAAATAAAATTCCGCCGCCTTGATGGTGATGGCGATCAAATGACCAGTATCTTGTCTCCAACAGGGGAGGACAATGTGCCGGTGGCAAATGTCGTTGCCCGGTATGCCTCTCTCGGGGTTGAACTGGTCGACCGAGATATTCTCGAGGATCGACTTAACGGATTAAGCCTTGAGCAGGCGGCCGAAAAATACAAAATGGATCAAGCCGAAATTAGCAAACGCGAAGTGCGTGTTGCGGCGGCAATGCGTCAGCTTGGTGAAGAGATACCGTCCAGCACTTCACCCGCTCAAAAAATTGGACCAACGATTGGTAGTTCTCGTCGTTCCCGAGTTGGATCATTATCTAAACCAGCATCACCCTCAATCACGGCAACCGAAGCACCAAAGAAGCGCGGACGACCTCCTTTGTCAGAAGTTGTCCAGGCCGAGCGTCGTGCCGCTCACCAGGCTGCCAAAGAAAAAAAGAAGCGCGAACGCAAGCTCTTGTCAGAGGCCGCCCAAGCCGAGCGTCGTGCTGCTCAGGGTCCAGTAAGAGCCAAGCGTGGCCGCAAGAAGCTTACCGAGGCGGAACGAAATGGCATAATTTCGGACTTGCAGTCGGGCATGCCATTGGCAGAAATCGTCAGTAAATATTCAATATCAGAAACCACCCTTTCTAAAATCAGCAAAGAGTCTGGCTTGTCTGGAAAAATCAAAAGAGGCCCGGGTAGGCCGATTCCACCACAAACACGAGACGCAATTTTCAAAGATCACGACGCCAATCCAAATATGACGGTCATGGAGCTTGCTGCAAAATACTCTGTAGATCCAAAGTCTGTTCTTAGGGCTTTTAAAAACAGTTCCGTTGGCGCAGATGGTAAAAGAACAAGTACGGATAGTGCCAAGGCAAACGCAATAGCCGACCGGCTCATCAATACAAATGACAATTTGCAAGATATTGCAAAAGATTTTGGCGTTAGTAGACAGTATGTCGACATGCTCGGTAAAAAACTTGGTTTACGAACAACAAAACGCACACGAAAGCCAATGCCATCGCAGCCGGAGCCAGCCAATTTGCCGGAAATGCGCGACTTTATTCGTAGCAATCCATCGACCACAATAAGAAAAATACAAAACGAGTTCCCGGGTATCGGGGAAGTGAGAATTAGGAAAGAACGAAACGCGATTCTTGGCGTTGATAAAGATACGCGCATGACTTCAACCATAAATCAAGTGACTAAAATTTATGACGAGTTAGCATACGAGGGTATGACAGAACAGGATCGCACTGCTCTAGTAGGTGTAATTGCCGAAAAACTCGGAATACCAGTCACTCGTGCAAGTCTGCTTGTTTCACGAATCTCTACTGGCGTCAAATCAAAAAGAGGCAATAAGATTTCTAATGCGGTTCGCGCATATGAAACGGCTGTGCGAAAAAATCCATCTGCGAAGAAGGGTCAATTACTTATTGACATTGCAAAAAAATATGACACCACACCGCAATCTATTTTGGCATCAATTCAAGCTCGCAATTCAGGTGAGGGCAAGGGTCCGGGGGCTGCAATAATTGCAGCTTTCACCAAGCGGGCCGAGGCAGAGGACTTTTTCATGAGAAGGCGCGCCGATGTATACGAGGAAATCGCCAAAGAACTAGGGCGTTCACCATCGAGTGTTCAGACTATCATTTCTCGATATTCTCGAGTGAAGTATCCAGATAAAAAAGCAAGAGCTGATTTTGCAAAAGCTAATATCGTTAAACGAGATTATGAAATGCTCAAGTCACTTCTTTCAGGTACGGATATTAAAAAGATTGCACAGTCTAATAAATTAACCGAAAAGGAAGTTCTAAAACGAACAGAACTTCTTAAAGGTCTATTGCGAAAGCATAATAAACCACTGATGCAGTGGTCTGCGCGCGATACTGATGCCCCAACCCCACTGCCGCTCCCACCATCTCGTAGACGCTTCTGGTCAGAAATGGGCCGACTGAGAGACGACGAGAACCCAGATGAGGTCATTGCTAAGGGTATTGCTGCGTCTCCGGGAACTGCTGTTGGGAAGGTGTACTTCACTACTGAAGAGGCGATCACTGCTTCGGAGCGCGGCGAAAAAGTCATCTTAGTGCAAAACGAAACAAGACCTGAAGATGTTCAGGGAATAATGGCGGCCGAAGGTGTTTTGACGGCCCGCGGTGGTCTTGTGAGTCACGCAGCGATATCTGCTCGCGGCGAAGGAAAGCCAGCAGTTGTAGGAGTAGAAGCCGTCAAGATTGATGGAAAAAAGTTTACCGTTGGCGACATTGTTGTCAAAGAAGGCGATGTCATTTCGCTTGATGGAACAACTGGCGAAATCTTCCTTGGAAAATTACCATCTCGATCTACTTCACCGGGTGAGAGCACTGTTCCTAAAAAATCTAAACCGACGACAACAAGAAAAAAAGTAGGGGGATACCCATTTAAGGGCATGACTCAAAAGGATCTTGCGGCTGAGTATGCAATTCAGAAAGAATCTGCACAAAAAATATTAGATGACGAAAGAAGTAAGCGTCTTAAACAGAATCAACCGTTGCAAAACATTCTTTCATCCCTGCTTGATATTGAGGATTATGAATTGACCGACGACAAAGACAAGGACTCTCTTTCTAGGGATATTCAATTAGTGAAAACATTCGTTGATGAAAAATTAAAATTTGACAGTACTGACAATCCATTAGTCGTTGGTTACGCCACCCAGTTGGTTGCAATATCAAAATTACTAAAACTTCGGAGCAAGCAGCGTGCACTAACTGCAGATGAAACGAAGCTAATGAATGATCTTTCTGTTATCTTTGAGGATGATAGTGATTTTCGAGGTGGCAATGATCGCCCCTTGATGATGAATCGCATATCGGCAAATGATTTTATTAGCAGCTCTTTTGATTCTGCATGGATTTATCCAGACGGAACAATTTATCCAGTTCGGCTTACACACGAAAATGAATTTGATTATGACGATGCGTGGGAAGATGGTTTGGTTCGTTTAGCAATGAATCGCGGTCGCCTTTGGAAAAATGTGAACGGTGAATTCGAAATTATTACTGGAGACATAAACTTTGAAGTGCGTCGCGACTTAACCGACGAACAGAAGGGAACTCTCAACACGCTCTTTGGCAACATTCCACACGCATCCGTATTTATGGCCACTGATGCTGATCCGGCAATTACGCCCGGGGGTGGCGGCCGATTCTCTGATGGAAAAACTGCACTAAAAGCGTTGAAGAGTTTTTTCTCTGCTAAAAAATCCAAGTCGGTTGCACCAAGTGTAAAAATAAATGAGACTCGTCTAAAATCCGTATATGGCGCAGCAAGCCCTGAAGGGTCGGGCAACTGTTATGAGGCTGCGATGACCACTGCTGAAACAATCGGCAAAAGAATAGGTGTTCCGGACAGTTCAATACGGATTGCACATGGTGTGCCACTTGGTACCGGTGGTGATGCTCAAGGTATTAGATACAACCATGCCTGGGTTGAGGTCGCTCGCAATGGATGGGATGAGTACGATCGTGTAAGTACTGCACTAGACAAACTTGTTGACGAGTCGAAAAATGTAAAAGATCCCGCACGAGCTGCAGAGCTGCGAAAGCAATACAATGAACTTGTTCAGAAATTGATTCAGATTGAAGTCGAAGATATTCAGGTATATGACTATTCCAACGGCAAAAGAATTGTTTTAGATCGCATGCTTTATTATGGAATTGGAAATATTGAGCGTCAGCACGCTTTGTATTACTCAATCGGTGATGCTCGAAAAGAAATTGTAAATAATAGTCACTTTGGACCGTGGGGCTGATTATGAAAAAAGAAGACAATGATATCTTTTCGATTTCGTTTGATGAAATTGGCAAGACCGCGGTTCCGGCAACGGACTATATCAAGAGCAGCGATAATGTTGTTAAATCCAAAAACTCAAGAACTAAAATTGGCGCAAAAAAGAAGAACTAATTATTTAACACAGCTTCTTCAATAGAGGAAACCATTGTTCTTACTGGTTTCATATTCTTTGATATTCCGCAAATTTTACGCACAGGTTTTCCCCAAGTTTCATGCCAGGCCTGTTCTGTAAATGTTAGTAATCCTGGATTTGCAAGTGACGCAAAAAAGAATGCCGGCTGCTGTAGGGATATTCCAAGGATATAAGAATTAGAGGATTCTCCGCTGTTTATTTTGCTGTAGCGCATATCGCATGTATTAGTTCGTGACCAATAGTTTGAATAGTCGGTAACTACTTCTAGACCTATTGCGTGTTCGCCGGTCGAAACAATAATGTCCTGATCTGTTGTTATTTTATCAGCCGCTAGAAAATCACGAAACTTATCACTGCCGGCGAGGTGTGCCGAGGTTGTTTCATTGCTCAAGGCGAAACACAAAGCATCTTCAACAATCCATCCAAGCATCAGCTCAGTTGCGTATTGTTCTGCCGATCTATTATCTCTAAAGGAAGACAATTTTGAGTCGGCACACATTGTGCCCAGTTCTGTAATTACCTCATCGCTGACCGAGTCATTGATTAGGAAATCGCGAAATGCGACCTGTTTGGATAGGCCAGAAAAAAACAATTGACCGACATATTGATCATGAATGTCGAGTGGATCAACATTTAGATGTCGGAGAAATCGCCGTACTAGGAATACCCGTGTAGCAATTGTTTCGTTCATGTTATTTAATCGGGCAGGCTCCAGTAGCGCATGACGGGTCGTCAAAATCATCACCGAGTACATTGGGCGCAATTTCAACTGCCATGTCGATCTTTGAGAGCAACTTGCCATAGACCTCTGCCGAAATCTCTTCGTATGGAGGTAGCGGGAAGTTGTGGTCTGAGTGCAACAAGAACGAGACAGACTTGATGTTCTTATCGTAATTGCTTGCAAGCCAATCCTTGATCTGCTGCAGTTCTTCCTTGCGGTAGTACACCGTTACGGAAACAGCATTGTCGGCCCAGTCTGCCTGCATGCGCTTGACCCATTCAAGCTGTTCGATTGCAGTCATATCAGCTGCGAGAACTGCATTGTCTGGTGACTTGCATGGAAATTCAACAACCCACTTGGTGTGGTCTTCCCGACCATCAATCAGGATTTCTGGGACAACTCGATAACCACGCTTGCGGCATGAGTCAACCAATGGATCTGCACTACTAAAACGCACACGACGAATGTAGTAGCGAGCATACGCTGGGTGGATGCCGGGCGTTACTCCAGGAAGAAGTGACAAAGTTCCGGATGGTTGAACGGTAGTCAATCGAACCGAACGAGGAATGTTATTTTTTTCTGAGAACTCACGGTCAAATGCGTCAAGATACTCGTATCCATCGCGAAGCCAGCTGAGTTGCTCTTCGGAAGACTGAAGGACTCCGGTAATCGACTGGCCAAGACGACGATTTTTACGCACAATCGTGGTTGTCTTTTCGTACGGATAATCGAGATTTGTAATCTGCTTCTGAATTAAGTAAAGCAAACGCGATATCTCTTTGAACTGCTCAAACGATTCAATATTTGGTAGGAAAAGTGTGGCTAAATTGCATGACTCACCGTCACCAAGGCCAATCTCGGCGCATGGGTTAAAACCCTCAATCGATGGATCTGCACGGCGCTCGCCAACTCGACCCATGGTACGCGCAAGCTTTCGGTTCAATAGGCCGTACGGCTCTCCGGAGCCATCGTAACCCTTCCACAACTCTGGCATAATTTCATCAAAAGCATCCGCATAGATGCTGTTGTTTGAATTAGCGCGCCATCCTGGAACATTTCCGGATCCCCAGTTTTTTGCCCGCAAGAATAAGATGTCATCAGGGTCACCAATTGCAATTTGAGCAGAACGACGAGATGAGCCAGAAACAACAATCCGGCCAATGATATTACAAATATCAAGAACATCAATCGAGCGCAATTTTTTGCCGATTCGGTTATCCATTACTTTGCAGATGTCCGCGACACCTTCGATTAGTGCACCAGGACCAGAGGCCGTTCCGCCAAAACTATTAAGGGGAGCACCAAATTCACGAACTAAAATTGTCGAATAAGAGAACGACTTCCCGGTCTCGAAGTATGACTTTAAAACTGCATGAAGAAGACGACGCCACCCTTGACGACTGTCCGGAACGATGATGTCTGCATCATTCGATCGATCATGTGTGATGTGAGCGCCACCCTTTATTTTTGGCAATTCATGAATCTTTGATCGCTCAACAGAGAATCCAACTCCTCCACCAAGCATCAAGTAGTCAAAAAGAAACTCGAAGTCTTCAATTGTTTCGATATTAACGAAATAGCAGTTATTCAATGATGCAGCATTGAACTTCTTGACGAGCGGAGTACCGAGCTGCCACAGGGCTCGACCAGAAAATGAACAACGCAAATTAAACATGTGATCAAACAGGATCTGCGCTTCTTCTTCTGTGTAATCAACACCAATCTCAACAGCGCCGTTGACTACGCGCTCAAGTGTCTCGACCCATGTTTCGTTACGGCCTTCTTCTTCAATTCGCCGGCTATATGTACGGAGATAAACAATTTCTCCCAATCCACCAAAGCCCCAAGGAGCAACTTTTCCTTTGTAGGAATCAACAAATTCACGGCTAAGAATTGACACGATAAATACCTTTCTAGGTGGGTAGAGGACAAGGATACAGCATCCGAAAATACGGAAACCGTCTAGTTAATCTGTAGTTGGATTTTCTTTGCTCCAAGATCCATCAGGAAGGATACCTAGCTGTTTCGCCTTCTCAAATGAAATCTTTGAGCCTTTTCTAGCAATCAAAAACCGCGCTTTGGTTAATTCACCAATCTGGCGTTCTTCATAAATATCTTCTTCTACCAGAACCTGTTGCTCGTCTTGTAGTGATGGGGTTGTGCCATGTAACAAGATTCTACCTATGGGCATTTGTTCTTCACCTTGACAGTCCCCGGTCGGATGTCCACATATCAAACATGGCTCCTGAGTTGATCGAATAAGACGAACATTACCAAGGATGTATTGATCTTGTCCATTCGTAGAGTAGAAAGTCATGCTCCTATGTTACACCCCTATTTTCCTGGGTATTTATGCTAATCTTGTATTAAATCCATTATTTAGGGGGGGGCCTTGAAACAGCTTAAAACTGTATGTATGCGAATTATTGCAGTATTCGCCAGAGATGGCCTGAAAGTTGTTGGCGCCGGCGCTATTGCTGGTGTTTCATTGTGGCTCGCTGTAGTGACAGCTGGAATAGCCGGTGTATTTAAAGTAGTCGAGAAGCTTGCAGAGGCATATTTGGATGACGGCAAGCTCGATACTGACGAAATTAATGATGCTTTTATTGCACCAACAAATACAACCACCCAATAAGGTTTTAGCTTCGTCTTACAATATCTAAAGAATTCAAAATAGTGTTGTAGATTTTGATATCTCGCCGTGCTCGCCGTTTTGAACTGTAGTCGCCGCACTTTAATCCGTCTGGGAGCATAATCTGCCACGAAAACATGCGGCCCACAATCTTTACTTCATTCACCAGGCTACTCCTTGCGCTGCTTCTTTGCAATTTGCGTACTCTGCATTTGCGTACTCTTTTTTGCCAAGTTCGCCAGCTAAGTTTTCTGCTGTTTCTTTCCACAAATCGCGGTCGGATCGCATTTTTATAAACATAGCGTAGAGCGTATTAAAATCTTGGTTGCAGTCCTTGAGTAAATCCTCAAGACGCTCAAATTTGTCAAGAGCGTCACGATCAAGTATGCAGTTTGTGCAGGGATTGGGATTGTCACTACAACATTGCCCAATTCGCTCCCGTAGTTCTGTTTCAGTAGTGTCAGTCATTAAGCCTCATTAAATCAAGCAAGCAGTTTGGCGACATGCTTAGGTCGTTGAGTTGGCAACCTTCACTCCCCACCCACACAGGAGATACGCAGGCGTTGCCTACCGGACATGCTTCACCAGCATGCTAAGCGAGTAGTTTGACGACATGCTCAGGTCGGCGGATCAGAATCCGAACTTCAGGAGCTCTTCCTTAAGAAGCTCGTTGAACTCATTATCGTGCCGGGCCGAAAGAATCGACAATGCGCGACGACGGGCATCTTGCTTCTTGCGGTTTGTGGCAGCCTGGGCAGCACGACGCTCGGTCCGGACAGCCTCAGGGAGTGGCTTACGGCCGCGCTTCTTTGGTGCTTCGGTTGCCGTAATTTCCGTATTGATGTTATGGGTAGCCTCCGCCTGAGCGGTCGGCATTTCGGTGTTTAGCATGTCGGTGAATATAAGACACTCCTGCTTTTATTGCAACCCGAATAGCAAAATTTTTCAAAATATATTCACTAGCAGGGATTTTGCAATTTTGATATATATCATTGGCCTTCGATTTTGATGACTAAACTAGCCATGGCAAGGAGGACTAATGAGTTTGACTAAAATACGGCACTACACACTAGATTCGCAGCATGCGAGGTCTATCTGGGCAATACTCAGAGACATAGATACGCCCTCCTCAATGGCCGAATTAGACGATGCATATCGCGATAAGTTCGGTATGAATTTTCTTGACCATGTAGCAATAGATGAAGCCCTTAATTTTGGTACTCCATTTAGTTTTACTTTCGAACAAAACGGCGCACTCGTACAGAATATTTTTCCTATACAAAAACTCGAGGGTGAACAAATCTCTTCTTCATCAAAAGCAGAGTTAGCGTTACATACAGAAGCCGCCTTCTACGAAAATAGGCCTGACATCCTTTTACTATTTTGTGTTCGTGCTGACGAAAATGCCGGAACAACATATTCAGAAATGCATGAAATTTTACGATCTCTTCCCCGATGGGCAATCGAGCAGCTCAAGCAGCCAAACTTTTTATTTCATCCTGATTTAAGCTTTACGATGAATGGTGCATCAAAAGAACCACGGCTTCAGGCAATCTTTACTGAGAATCTTTCAGAAATGACATATGACATGACTGCAGTAAAAGCAATAACTGACGATGCTGCAACAGCACTTGATTTTCTAGAGACAGCAATTGAATACTGTAAAAAAACTATTTATCTGCGTCCCGGAGATTTTTTGGCAATTCCAAATCGCCGTACAGTTCATGGCCGTACTCACTTCTCCCCTCGCTTCGACGGCAGGGATAGGTGGCTAAAACGAATTATCTGTCGTGACAATTCTCGCCCGGCATATAATGACCCGTTAGTAAATGAATTTTCCCCGTCGCTGTAGTTAGGAAATTATGCCCACTCGAAATGATCTATACGCCCTACTTGAAAGTCACTGGACTAAAGGGTGGCCATTAAGTATTGATTTCAATAATGGATGGGTTGAAATTGCCTTTAATGGTGTTGAACGCATGATTAAAGTGGATCCCGATATTAAATTTGAACAGGTGAAAGAAAAATTTGGAGTTATGCGTATTTATTACGCCACAAGCAAACCAAAATATGCAAAAAAGTTGCGGGCGATTATGGATGAGGTTGAAAAACAGTCAGCTACAACTTGTGAAGAAACGGGCCAGCCAGGTGTCCTGATGCGTCGAAGCGGAGCTTATAGAACTCTGAATTCCTCATTTGTTAATGATGGCTGGGTTCCGGTACAAAATGGCCCCTTCACAACTTTTATTACGCAATACTAGACAGAAGGATTTTTTCTGTGTATCGTTATGGCAACTTAACGATTGGAGCTAAATAAAATGACCAATAGAGACACTTACGACATTCTGGCCTACGAAGAAGAACAGAAACAATCAAAAAATGGAATCAACATTCAGGTCAACACACTGATTGACGCGATGATGGATGCGGAACGGTGTTTATTTCGTAACTCCAAGTCAAACTTAATGCCCGTCACTCATTTGAATATCAAAGACATTACTTGCTCTGAGGTCGATAAAAAATGAAACTTATTACTAAGCTTGTGCTATTGGCTCCATTACTTACCGCGTGTAGTTCAACTATGAGCAGCGAGATAACAACTCTTCAGCCGCTACCAACAACTACTAACATCCCTAGTATCAATATAATTCCGTCATTAGACGGGGAGCCATATACCGACGAAGAGTTTGCATTTTTTGATGATGTGACTTACTTCTACGGAAGCGGCACTGACTTAAGTGATGAGGATCTTCTTGAGTTTGGTGTTTTATGGTGTCAATTAATGATCGGTGGAATGACCGACACTGATGTGGTGGCTCGTATCAACGAGGGAGCGAGCGACAACGCTGATGCCAAGATGCATTTTGCTGTTGTTCTCGCCGGCATTGATAACTTGTGCCCGTCACAGGCCGAAAAGTCAGAATACATCGCGCTCAATACACCGCTGCCATAAACCAAGCGCAATACAGATAAATTTACCCGGACATTTACTCAGCATGTATAAATAGTAGGTGGAATGAATACACGAGAAATAACCGTTTATGGCATTGCGATCAAATCATTCGATGATGCAATGAAAGCAATCCTTGAAAATGCAAAGAATGAACTTGGATTTACGGATCCGCGATACATCTCCTATGATGACAAGCATCAAGTAATCAAGTTCGTAGTCCAGGCCGGCGGCCTCAGCTTGCGCAATGCAGTTAACGAGATGGCGGCATATCTAAAAATGTCACGAACAGCTGTCTATAAAATAGTTAATCAGGAACTCAACGGATAGATGTACCTCTATAGAATCTCTAAGGTTCTGCTAAATTTAACCGACAAGTAGCTAAATCGCTTATTTTTTTTGGAGCCCCGATATGGATCATTATGGAATGCGAGCTGCAATGAACAGAGCACTGGGTCTTCCCGAGCCAACTGAAACTGTTGGGATGCCGGCTCAAATTACAATTCGATCGAGCCGCGATTACTATCTCCACGATCTAATCCAGCGTTTAAATGACCGCCATGCCACTAACTATGATCCGCTATGCAAAGAGGCAGCAGATGTAATTGCGGAGCTCACAACGCCTCCTGGACAGACATATGCTTGACGGTAGACCAACGATGTGCGATCACTGCGGAGAAATGACAGCAACGCTTACAGTATGGTCTAAAGAGGTCATAAATGCATGCTCCTGCTGGTGTCACACTCGACGAAAAGAAGGTAATGAAGTGAAAAAGAAAAAGGGCCGTAAATGATCACTCCACAAACAAATCCGATGGTGTGCATAGAACATCTAGAATTCGTTCCCTGCCCACAATGCGAAAAACCACATCCGGAGTGGTATAGCAGCGATCTCGTTGCCTGGGGTATCGTCAACACTTATCGAACAAACAAAAATGAGGAAGAGGAAACAAAATGACCACACATCAAACACGAACCTGGTATCCGTTGCCACAGTCCTTCAAGATTGAGAACAAAAAGACCATCTATACCGTCGTCGCATTTGCCTTCGAACGAGATGGGGTTCTCTGGCTGACGATGGAAGGCGCAATCTTCGCAGCAGAAGCCGTCGAGGCCAACTGAGGTCGGAAGCCCGTGTGAGAGAGCTGTCGGCTAAATCTATCTGAGAAGTGGCCTATAGCAGTGTCTTACAGGTGCCCCCCACCCCCAGAATGGGCAAAAAAAAAGCAAAACAGCCCCGCCCGATAGGGCGAACAAACATAACAAGCGATGACCAGACAAAGAAAAAACCCCACGCTTGTCAGGCGTGGGGTCTCTCGTTCTCTTTGCGATTGTCTAGCGTCGTCTTGCCTTGACGATGAGCATAGTGACGATAGCAACGATGCCCACGACAGCACCTATGGCGTATGAGTCCCATTCAGTGACCTTTTCACACCAACCCTCAGCACAACGATAGGCATTGCCCTCAGCGATAAGCCTCATCGTGTCACCATCGCCATAAGAACCATCGGCAGAACGATTACTGCGATTACCCCAATAATGCTTAGCATTTTCACTCCTTGTGTTTCTCAGGCTTGTTCCTGATAGAGATAAGCCTATAGACCTACTAGACCAGTGTCAAGTGTTTCCGTGTTACGGTATTGTTACAACATTTGACATGCCATACCGAACGAATGTTCGCCATAGATAGACCGAACGAGTGTTCGATTGTGTCCCCCCAATAGACTTATCCACACCCTGTGTATAAACCTGTGGATAACCTCAATGGTTACCTGTGGATAACACTGTGTAAAAACCTGTGGATAACCTCATTACTCAAATAGTCCCGTAGAAAGAGAATGACCAATACTGCTCACGGGTGGCTTACGGGTGATTACTCAGGGTGAATAGCAGGACTAGACTCTCACCTATGAACGACACAACCATCACCTCACTAGACGGGGCTATGAAGGACTTGGAAACAATACTGCTCACGGGGTATGTCCTGGGTGTTCCAGGCTGCGCGGAGTTTCGAGAGAAGCACTATCCAACCCTCAACAGAATCCGGGACTTACTGGAAGAGGTCGATGACCTTCGAACGGAGAAAGAACGACTCGAGCGCGTAGCTGGCTGGTCGTACTAACGCTTACGGGAGTCGCATCTCCAAGCAGCGACACCAATAGCAGTCATCCCAAGAGCCCCGACAATGTACCCGAAGGTCGCAGCACCAACGGCCATGGGTATAACAATCAGTACCTTACCAAGGACCCCAGCATTTTCCCAAGCGTTATTCAGTTTCACGGGACTGCCTGCCCTTTAAGACTGGACCACGGAGGTCATGCGTACGCAATGGGTGACCTGGAGGCAGCATCTGGCGATTCTTGCCAGCCTTCGTACCGGATCGATCCTCGCTCAGCCCCGTGAGTGGGTTGACGATCGTACGACCAATGCCTTTCGACTGAGATCCCTTGTTCTTTTTGCCCATTCTTTATTTTACACGAGCATGATTTGGCTCTGTGTTAACTAACGGGACTCCCAGGGTGCTACCGGATTACCGGCACTGCTTACCGGAGCCTGGCCGCGGGTATCGCCATCGCCACCGAGGAGACCCTGAGTCTTTCGAGCATTGAGCTTGGAGAGGTTCATAGCCCCGATATCGTTTAGGTCGTAGCCAATCTCCGCCGCTAGTCGTGCGCAGTACCAGAGGACATCACCGATCTCGTGAGCTAGGGCTTCTCTACGCTCGGGGCTGATGACGCCGCCTTCATCACGGATGGCTTTCTTGACCTTGCCAGCTACCTCGCCTGCTTCGGAAGCAAGACCTAACGCGGTGTACACCAAGCCTTGCTCGGGGGGATAGATCGCAGTCGGGGCTGTTGCTGCCTGATAAATAGACAGATCCACTGGTTTACTCTTTCTCCTGCTCGGGGGCAGTTTCTTCGATCTCTTTTTGGAGTCGATCAAACGCTTCACCTGCTTCGGGCGGGGTCTGGAAGACTTGCGGGGCTCCCTCTGCCTCCCATTTGTTGATCGGACACGAGGAGTGTGGGAGCATTACCTTCGCCGGCATGAAGCATCCGCATAACGCGCATCGCTCGAGCCCAGTGAAGTATTGGCAATCCTTGCAAATGTCTAAACGGGACTTACGGACCATCCTGGCCACACGAGGAATCGTTGGGTTGAGCAAGTCGTAAGGTTTTGCTTCGCGTTCTGGAATCACTTTTGTCTCCTTTTCAGTGGTGGCGGGCGACCATCAAGGTGGGTCTATGAGTCCCGTTTTGTTAACGCCCTCGAGGGGACAGGACCCTCGACGGACGCTGATCGCCCTTCACTGGGAAAGGATCCAGCTAGCCACCGTGTTCAGCATAGCAAATCAATCAAAGTCCCATTGAGTTCCGAAGCCCTCTTTCTCTAGCCCCGCAGCGAGTGTCTTGAAGTAGATATCCTTGTGACTCTCTGGTTCGACCTCTTTTGGCATCTCGAGGGCCTTCTGGATTACTGCTGGGTACGCAGCATCACGAAGGCTGGAAGAGTCCCGTGTTCTCATCAGGGAGCCCCATTCCACGACCCTCCCCAGTCCAACATGGTACGGAGCAGTGACGACCTCGTAGTCAGTTGGGGTAACAAAAGTCAAGGTCAAACACTCTGATACGGGGCTGTCTTCTTCGATAAAAAGCTCACGAAGATCCCTCCCTGCGCTGCGTTCGCTGTCCACGGATACAAATCCCTCCGCCATGAATACAAACTCGTCGATACCCCAGCCTCGACGCAAGATCGATGCTGCCTGCGCCACCCGCTTGATTCGTCGGGGCTGCGAGTCGTTCATAAAGGCTGATCCCATAGTCGCAATGACCGCTAGTCGGTCGCCGCGCCAACCAAACAGAGAGAAGGTGAGATCCTCACCAACGCCATATTCCTTAATGCCCTCGACTTTGGCGGTTTTTCCTGACTCAAGACATAGTGCCAGCTTGTAGTCCCGGGTTGGGTATTCTTCCATCTCGACAGTCTTTCATACCTGAGTGAACCCCAGGGTATCGTCCGGTTACCACTCTTCAGATCGCCAGGCCCGGTTCTCTCGACGCCGGAGAAGCCCCGACCAAGCACTCGTCTTGCTGCGACGAAGGGTTCGACAGCAGCCGTACGGGCACTGACGCTCAGCTCGCTTGTTGTGAAGCACCTTGTACCTCCTGTGGTAGCCCCGTGGTTCCGCCACGAACGCTTTTTTTAGGGTAGCCTGCGGGTATGAGCAACTCTAACCCATCACCCAAAAAGAAGGCTGCAGCCAAGAAGCCTGTTGCCAAGAAGACTGCGCCGAAGAAGGCCTCTTCCGGGGCTAAGAAAGAACCCGCCAAGCGTGGTCGACCCCCAAAGAAGAAGGTCGAGCAAGCTCGCGTTTACGATCCCCTTGCGGATACGGTCGAGGACATCACCAATGCGGTCGAAGCAATGTTCGAGGAAGTTAAAGACGGGGCTGCTGAAGTGGCTGAGACAATCAAGGAAACGGTCGACAATGTGATCCGTGCCAGTGATGTCATCAAGCCCAGTCTCCGCAAGAGAATGCTCGCCTGGTTCAAACGCAAGTAATCGGGGCTATTATGGTCGTATGAAACGACCTAAATGGAATGAAGAAGATCGCTTCCTCTTTACTACTCAGCGTCTACGCGCGCATACCAGCATCAATCGTCAGAAAGAAGGCCGTCGACGAGCTTGTCGTCAGCGTTTTATCGCGGATGAGTACTAACGGGGCTTCTTGGTCTTTGGAAGCGGTTGACTGCGAAGTCGCTGCCCACACGCCAGACACATCTCTGACCACGGATACCACCGGCGCTGATTTAGCGGGTGCGAACAGTCGAGTAGTTCTGTAGCTTTGGCGTTGAGACAGTCCCGTATGAATTCCGAAAGAGATACGCCCTGACTCTGAGCTGCTTGTTTCCAACGCTCGTGGTCGGCAACGCTTGCGCGGATCAGAACTTGTCTTCCAGCAGGCTCGCCAGGGTCACTCCCCGTGTTCTTCGAACGACCGGTTGAGGTCGTCTCCGCCACCTTCTCCATTGCTGCTTCCAAATTGTCCGGGACTTCTTCTGTCGACATCTAGGATCACCTCTTCCTCTACCGTAGCAGAGGAAGGAAGGGCTAATTGGATACCCAGCATCTCGTTCACCGTTGCTTGTGGCAAAACCCCAGATCGACCCATCAGTTCGAGTAGCTTGCGTGCCTCTGCTTCTGGATCGAATGTCTCCTTCGGGGAAGCCCCGGCTGCCGTGCCAGCAAGAACAGCGCGCGGCTCGTGACCTATTCCGACCTGCTCGACCGTCATATTGAGGTTGTTTTGCTCCATTCCAAGGAGCTTTGACCGTTGGTTCATTATCGCTAAGACCGACTGAATTGCCTTGAGATCAGGCTCAACATTGACTTCAGTCCCGTCATCAAGGGTGATCTTGCGATGTTGAGTCATTGGCCAAATCGCTTGCTGAAGTGCGTCAAGTCGCTCAAGCTCGAGACGAAGCACCTCTGGGTAGCTCGATACAGCTTCGGAATTCATTCGAGAAAGCTGCCGACCAAGGGCGGAGTTCACTGCTCGAGTGGTCATCTGGAAGCGTCGAGCTATGTCTCCGGGGGAGACGCCAGCTTTACGCATAGCAAAGATGCGTAAGTCCCGTTCAGCAAGGAACTCCTTGGTTAATCCTTCTCGTGATGCCATTATTCGACCTTTCGGAACTCCAGGACCTCGAATGGAAAGGTCGTGCCCCTCTTCATTTTAGTCGGAAATTCACGAACATCTCGCTCACCTCGGAAATGCTTTACCTGATAAACGAACCCCTCTGTACTTAGTGGATCAGGCATCAGGGCCAGACCGAACTCTGGCCATCGTGACCAGACAGCCGAACCGAATGGTCGTAAGTCCCGTTGACCGGCAGTCCCAAGTGGAGCGTGGTGTTCCAGCCAGAGAGCGCAGTTGTAGACATCGCGAAGCATATCAAGGTACTTTGCTACCTCGACAGCTAGTGCTTCACTAGTGCGGCCACCTGGATCAACGAATGCCTTGTACAAAGGACCAATACAGATCAAATCGGGGCTCACTGATTCGATTGCCTTTTCGATGAACTGCCTATCAGATGCCTTGAGGAGATCGATACCCGAGGGTTGGATCAGGATATGGGCATTAATCTTTTCCGTATGTCCGTACTTCTGGGCATTAAGCATGATCGAGCGGCTGGTGCGTCGAATGATCCGCTCTGGGTTCTCAAGGTCAATAGTCAATGTTGTGAGCGGCTTCATGTGGGTCATCTTAAATGGATGTAGTCCCGCAGCAGAACAGATAGCGACTTGGCGTGCGAGCATCGTCTTTCCGACGCCTTCGGAGGCAACGACAATGACTCGTTCTTGCCGCTCGAGCACTCCTGGGATAACCCAATCGTAGGAGTCGTCATACTCTTGAGTTACAAATTCTTGCCAATCTAATAGACGGCCATTCGGGACTACCTGAGGGTTGCCAAAGCTTCCAATGAGCATTGATGCTCGACTGAGCTTCTGTGTATCGGTCAGGTCATCTCGAGTCAGGACTTCGTTGATCTCATCTGCGAGTTCACCAAGCGGATCTGCTTCTTTGATGTTCTCAATGACCACGGGGGTCATTTCATCGGCAACCTCAAGTGCGACTACTTCTTTAGGGCTGCCACCGTCGTGGAGAAAATCAGCAATGTCTTTGCCTCGTGGGGTGCGCCAAGCTCGCACGGGTATGCCAGCTTCCTCAAGTACCCCAACCACCTTCCAAGCGTGCTGACGACCGGGCTCGTCATTGTCTGCGATGATCTCGACCTTTGCCCCAACAAGGGCATCAGTGTGAATTTGTAACCACTTACCAGCCCCGCCCGGCATTGTCGTGGCAACATACCCAAGTCCGATCAAGACATCTGCGTCTTTCTCGCCCTCGACCAGATACACCTTCTGACCAGAAATGGCTGCCTGTCTAACGGCGGGCAGGTTGTAGAGAACCTTTGGAGTATCACCAAGTTTGTAGTCCCAACCCCCGTTGCCGTCTGGCTTGCGCTGTCGGAAAGTCTTGCGCCCAGACTCATCAAGAAATCGTTGCTTCTGGAAAAGAAGAGTGCCATCTTCGTCGCAATACTTGTATGTAGCGACCAGCGTAAGTTTTTCTTTCTCGTGCTTTGGTTGCTTCGGGAATAGATCATTCATCTGTAATCCCACTGCTTCGCAAATCTCACCTACACCGCACCCACCACCGCGATGACAAGTCACTAAAACGCGCCCATCTATACCCTGACTAATAGAGAGTGATGGATTGTCGTCGTCGTTACGGCAAGGGCAAGATGCTGTCCACCCCTCACCACTCGACTTGACGCGGTTGAGTCGACCTAGGAAGTTATCTATTTCTGGTGAAGTCGCTTTCGTCACGGGGCAACTCTACCCGCACTGATCCACGCTTCGTAAGTCACGGGCATCACCGCTGCGAATACTTCCTCAACCTTCTGCGCCAACACACGGATCTCGTATTGTGCTGCGGGGTGATTTCGCAAACCTAAGAAGTTCATCAAGCTGCGAGCGTTTACTGTCCAATAAAACTCAGTGAATGTCGCAAGTGGAATTACCGTGCGAGCAAGCTCTTTGGCTACTCCGAGTTCTATTAGTTGGTGGTAAACATCAAACGAATGATAAACGGCTTCGCTTATGAAGTTCTGTGCTGTTTCAGCATCTTCGGCATTCATCTGTTCGAATGTGTAAGCACCTGGCTTACCAACCTGTGTTCGAACTGCGTCTTCCGACGGAACATAGAGGCGCTCCTCAATTACGGAGTACCGGCCGGAGTACTCGTTAAATGATCCGATGCGATGCCGGAACCACTCACGCGCAACAAACAACGGGGCTTCGACTTTAAAGATGAAGCAGTTATGTTCGAATGGCGTTCCGTGATGTTCGCGCATCAAGAACTTGATGAGTCCTTTATCAGCATCAGCAAGTGTCTCTGACATTCGACCGAATGATACGCGGGCAGCGTTGACAACCATTAGGTCGTCAGCAAGAGAGTCAATTAGTGTTACTCGGCCTGGTTCATTAGAAAACTTAGTCATTTTGCTTCACCTTCATTGACTTGATTGCGAATGTTGCTTTGCGTAACTTGATGCGCTCCTGCTCGATGATTACTTTCTCTGGTCGTTGTACGACAATGTTCATATCTCGTCTCAAGTATGATCGTTGCTTCTCTGAAGTGCCACCCCAGATGCCATAGTCCTCGTGAGCAAGTGCGTAGTCCCGGCATTCAGTTAGGTGAGGACAAATCAAACAGAGCTGCTTGGCTAGCTTCTCTTTCGTTCGTTCCTCTGCCGTGTATGGCAAGTTGATAAAGAACAACTCAGCGTGACCAATACACGCAGCGTTCGGCATTTCTGGTTTCATAGCATTCCTTTCAGGATCGTGATTCTGTTAGATCTCGCACTCGCCAAGTTCCACGCTTGACTTGCTCAAAGATCAAAGATGTAGTTAGGTACTTCAGCATTGTTGATGTAGAAAATCCAGTCACCTCTACGAGTTGCGAGGTAGTAAACAGCTCATTCTGATGTGTCCTTGCCCACAACTCAAATGTCGCATAGCGAGAAGCGCGGGTTGCCTTCTCGGTATTCTCCTCGTCAAGCACTGCGGTCGGTCGCCAGCCCGGGAGATGACATCGCTCAATACGGAAGTTGCGCCACGACTCGTGACCTTTCGTTCCGCCCCAACAGGTGAGTGAACCGTCTGGACCTATGTAGCGAAAGAAGTATGACCCTTCTTCTTTTTCGACGACTATCTGTTGGCCGACATCGATTACCGTGCCATCAACTTCTGATTTAGTAAACACGGGAACTTCTGATTTAGTAGAGGCGGAAACTTTTGATTTAGTAGGCACGGGGCTAACTTACTCACTTTCGATAGTGATATCAATGATTGATGGAAGATTTTTTGTTGTTATTCGTTTTGCATCTGCTGCGCTAAGAAAAACAAGAGCATACGCAACTGTGAGCGTGCCGTCAACATCTTCGAGCACAACATCAATAGAATCACTTGGAATTTTTAGTGCAGACGCAAGCGAGCCCTGAAGTCGCATTGCATCTTGATCACTCTGAAGGTCGTCGTTAGCATCATCAATAAAATCTGCAACATCTACGAATACTTGCTGTGTTGGTCGAGTGCCTATTAGCGAACGGAGATCAGCTCCCTTTTCTTCGGCAACCACACACCAAGTACACGCCATTTGTCCGGCCGGCGCAATACGCTTTCGCGACTCAGTATGGCCGCACGATAGACGGTGCAGATACTTGATGCCGTCACCCTGGCCCCACTGACCAATTTTGATCACCTCGAGAACATCACGCTTCGGGGCTTTCTTCCTACTGATCCCATCGTTTGCCACAAAGCTCGCCTATTCCCCTGATGTACTGTGTGTTGCTCTAACACTACAAGGTTCGTGGAACTTTACGCGTTCAGTGACCTGACGATGATTGGGGTTCGCTCACCTATCCACGCACCGACGCAGTTGTACTCAATAAATTCCATTGCTTCTTCGTCATCCATACCATCGCGAGTCATAAGGACTTCGACCATCTTGTCGTATGAGTAAACAGCAAGGACTGGTTCGTTGATGCGTTGTGAGTGACCGATACAGGCTTCGTCAAAACCATCCATAAGGAGTATGTCCTCGTCTATCTCTTCGAGGTATCCGGTGAGTTCTTCTCTAGTAATCATTGTAGACCCGTGACTTCTTCTTTCTTGGTTTCGACAGTTAGATCGGTTTCGATCCAGACCTGAGCTCCACAGGAAAGTGGAGTCTCCGGCTGGTACACAATGCGAGCGACAACAGATCCGTCATCGCCAATAATGTTCACTTCGTAGGCATACTCGGCTTTGCTTGATCGCGTACGGCGAACGCTAAGCGGCGGATCCTGACGATCGTGCTTACGGTTTGACCGAATGGTGTTGCTGTTTACATGAATGATTGTCATTGTTGGGGAGTTTCGCAGCGTCGACTACTTGCGACGATTTGTTATTCCCCACACAACG